AAAGCACATCAGTTGATGCCCATTCTATTTCCAGCCCGCTGCTCGCGCTGGTCAACAAGACCGCCCCGCAATAGCCCAATCCGGTGATGCCCTGCCAGTTGTTCGTGATCTGCAAACCAGATCCCCAGTTGGCAACATCCCAAGTACCAGCGTCCCAAAGACCCACCGAACTGGGCGAGAAGGCCAGAGGCGCGGCATTGTTCTGAACGTCAAAATCTACGTTAATGCCGACAGAAATGGCGGGAGTTCCGTTTGTAAAGATGCTCGGCCTGGCGCGGGTAAAGTATTTCTTTACTCCGCGAGAGCCTAAATAATTAAACGCTTGCAGTACATTGGCCGAGATGTTCACGTTGTTGTCGGCATAAGAATCGTCCCAAGCCTTACCTACAAATCCGTTCCCGCCGAAATACGGATCGTCCCCGTAGTCTTCCCAGACGTTCGCCTCCCACCCGGTGAACTGGCACCAGCTTTTCGTTATCGTGTTCATACAGTATTGCTGTTGCTGTGACCCGTCAGCGACAGGGACATTTATCCAGACCGCAGTTCGCTTGGCGTTGTAATAAACCTGCCAGCCGACTGAGGCGTGGTTTCCACCGTAAGCGGTGGTCGCAGCCGTTATAGCGCCTTGAATCTTGTTTGAAAGAGAAACCCGAGGGTCAAGCCGGGAGGATTGCAGACTTTGCTCCATCGGCATCAGGCCATCGTAGGTGAGAATCAGAAGATCCCCGCCCCACTTGAGCATGGCTCGTTTGGAAATAGGGCTGCCGAGCTTCCAGACGCCCGCCAGCGCCCAAGTAGCATCGCTCGCAGGGTCGGTGCCTCGGTAGACGATCACCTCGCCGTTGGACGTTACAAAGGCCAGATTATCATCGACGCCGTAGCCCGCATCGATCGTCCAAGTGTCCAGATCCACCAAATGCCCGCCCAATTTGGCAATCGAACTGAGGTCGAGGGATTGCGCCGCGCCGCCGACCGCGCTGGTCGGGAGATACCAGGCTTTTAGCGTGTCCTTTTGGATGAACCACACCCGGTTTTTGAAAAGGGTCACATTGTCCAGCGTGGTCGTGGTGACTCCTGTGATTGCGGGAGTTGACGCCGCATCTATGGCAGTCCAAGTTGTACCGTCATAGAGGCGGGGCTTGTCCACGCCGTTAACCGCGTACAGGTAATTCCCGCCCGTTGTGGCGACGTTCGTGTACTCCCAGATGGCGTTGGTCAGACCGCTGACAACGGCAGCGCCTACGGCCCCTGTAGAGGTCACATCGTAGATCGACAGGGACGGCGTGCCAACGACTGCGAACAGTTCGTTGGTTGCGCCACCCGAGTACGAAAAAAGGCTCTGGGCCTGCCCTGTGAACCCCGTCGCCCATCGGCTATAACCGCCGCGAAGGACGCAATTGCTGACCGTCGGAAAATAGTTAATCAACGTTACCGCGTCCATCGGCTCCATGTTGGCAAGGGAATCGCGTGCGTTCCAGCCGCCGACAGGAGCAGGTATCGACTGCACATTCGCAGCCGTTCGTTGAACCATCTGGTTAGGGCGGGCCATGTCAGTTGCCGTAGCCTGAATCCGGGATGTTGTCGTAACCGATCAGGACGGCGCCTGGCCGGGGTGCGAACGACAGGTTCGCGCTGGACATATCAAGCGCAAGAGCCGCCTCGTATTCCTCAAGGTAATTCCGATACATGGCTGTGGTGTCAAAGCCCTTCGCCTCAAAATACTTGAGCTTTGTATTGAGTACCATCAGCCTTGACGGGTAGATGGTCGTGTCGGTGTCGACGGTGAAGGATAGTTTTACCGCACCATTGGCAGCGTTCGCCCATCCGTTGCTGCGGTACTCAAACCCGAGATATTCAGCGTTTGAGAACCCCGGCCAGATCTGAAAGTAACCCCCAAACAAACGCCACCGAACTCGCGGCCCGGTCGAGATGTAGCCCGAGAGCAGCCATTCCCATTGCTGCGCGTCCTCTGGGCCTAGCATTTCCCAATGTTTATCCTTGTCCCACATAGTGCGCGGAATCAGCGCCTCGTAGTCGGCGGGCAAGTCGTAGCGCATCTTTTGAAAGTAGACCGTCGCAGCAGATCCACCCGCCGCGCTGAAGTCGGCGTTCATCGTGACCTGCGTTCCCGAATCAACGCTTGCGATAAAGCAGTTTTGATTGATGCCGGAGCCGATCGCCTGATAGGTCGTGTCCAGACCTGTGGTGCTTGGAATGCCTGAGATAACCCGGCTGGCCGTTGTCCAATTGCCGGTCGTGGTCAAAAATTCAGTATAAAACTGATTCTGCTTGGTCAGGGCTTGCCACGGGTGCTTGCGGAGCAGCTCGTAGCCGCTCGCATTCATCAGGGCGAGGATCTGGATAACGTCCTGATTCGTGTTCCCCGCCACATACGTCGGCGTTGAAACGCCCAGCTCGTTCGTGACTTGCTGGACGAGTTGCAGCATCGTGTAAGACATTTACGCCTCTTTGGGTGGCCTGCCGGGTTTGCGCTGGTTCATCAGCATCGCCATCTGCGCCTTCAATTCATCCAATTCAAGTCGCGTCTGCTCAAGGTCCGAACTGTTTTGCGTTTGATTCTTGCGAGCAAGAAACGCCCTTGCGAGTTCGCGCAAGCCCGCCGCACCCATGCCGACCTTCTGGACCTGAGAGTCTGAAGCGGTTGCGACCTGTTCAACGGTCTGAAACTTAAGTATCTGAAGTTCAGCCATTTGCCGGTCGTTGAATTCTTCCGGTGCGGCCTTGTGCCACACCTCTAGAGGAGTGCCGATCAACGACCCGTCGCTGTTTTTCATCTGGTAATACAGCCATTGCCTCGGGAATCGTTCCTTGTGATCTTCGCGCACAGGCTGATCGATTTCGGTGGTCTTGTCCCCAGGTATCATTATCCGAACAAACGGCACGCCCTCGTAGGGTTTGCGATCATTCTCATAAAACTCAACGTGAAGGTGTGAGTCTGAATTGATAACGTCGCTGTCAAGTGCCATTTTTTTCTCCTGTGGGGATTTAAGTTTTGGTGCCGTTGATGCTGTACCACATTGCATTCGTTACCGCGAAAAAGATGCTTGTGTGATCTTTGGCGATAGAAGCGGATGTGGTTTGATTCACCGTTGTAGCGGTTTCGTACGGATAAACTTTAATTGTGTGTGCGCCGGAATTTGCAACGTAGATTGTCGCGCCCATTTGGGTGGGCGGCAACAAAACACCCGTTCCGGCGGCTGCGGTATCAACAGAGTTATAAACCTTTGTTAATTGCAAAGCATTGGCCCTCGTAGATCCCGTTGCGGTCAGCCCGTCCACGCCGTCGCCGCAAATGGCGACAGTCATCAGTTGAGCTGCACCCGCACCCAGAACCCGCGAGGGAATAGTCATTACGCAGTCAGAACAGATGCCCAGGTTGTCGCGCTGGTGGCGAACAGGATGACCGTCTTTGCTGTTGCGACCGACAGCGTGGAAGCGCCAGCGTTAATGGTTGATCCTGATTTCGGATAAACGGTGATCGTCTGTCCCGAATCATTGCGAATGCCGATCATTGCACCTGCTTCGGTCGGCGGCAGAATAACGCCGGTTGAGGCCGAGCTGGTGGTGATCGTGTTCCAGACTGCCGACAGTTGTAGGGCGTCTGCGATCGTGCTGCCAACGGCAACCAAAGCGGTCGCGCCGTCACCGCAGATGCTGATAGTCGCCAGCGGGGAATTGCCAGAAGCAAGAACTCGTGAAGGAATAGCCATTTTACTGCTCCTTTTTGATATAAAAGACTGCGTTTTGCTGATCGTGATTTGACCAGATCAATTCGTAACCGGCCAGTTTATCCAGCCACCAATGGTACGGAAACACCGATAAATGCAGCGGTTGACCGATCAATGCGCCCATGTTATCAGGCACAAGGCTGATCTGGAAGAATGCTGAATCAACGCATTCCATGATGTTTTTTATCACGGAATCAACGTTTTCAGGCGAAATGTGTTCCATCAAATCGGTGCAAAATCCGATGTCTCCGGTGATGTGAATGGGCTTTGTCAGATCCGCAATTGTCAGAGGGAATTTGACATCTTTATCAAGGCAATTTTCTGAGAAATCCACCAGCTTCATGTTGGCGCCGGTCAGCTCGTGGATGCGTTTCGCACCTCGACCCGTCCCGCAGCCAAAGTCCACGACAACGGTTTTTGCTTTTATTCCGGTAACTTTTGCAAATGTTTCCGCTATCAGTTCGCCGGGAGCTGTGTCTCGATACGCCGGAATGGACCACATTTTCCGGTACTTTTCATCTTCGGCCATTGGCGCCGAATTGCGCCGCATCTCGTTGACGACTTCCTTGATGAGACCATCGCCATCGACCGTGATAATGCAATCCAGATCGATGAGGTTATTGCAAACCGAAGGGAATAGCTCGGCTTGTCTTGCCATCGTCAGCGAGCTGGTAAATACTTTCCCGCCGATTGTGACCTTGCACAGCACATCGTGATCGTTTAGCGGCTGACGGTAAGCGTGGCCCATCGTCTGACGGTGAGAGGAGTCATAGCCGAACAGGTGGAGCTTGCGGTAGCCAAGCGTGTACGCGAGGCACATCGACGACAAACCGACCGTGGTTCCGCCACCGATCAAGGCGTATTCGTCCTTGTATTCGGGGAGATGATTTTCCAGCCCTTCAATGGCCGGGTGCCAGGTTGTAATCTCGCCCCCGATCGCCTCAAAAAGCGTCGGATGGCATTGCGAGGAAATCAGATATTTTTCTGCTTTCCCGATCAAATCAATGTTTTCAGCCCGAGCGTCAAGAATGACCTGATATTCCGGCACGATCTTGTGACGGTTAAGAAACTTTGCCGCTCCATTGAGCGCGAAAATCGACTGTCCTAATGATCGGCGTTTCTCGATCATTGGCAGAAAATCAGCAACAGAAGGACCGCCGCCCACAAGGATCGCGTGACCATCATGGGCGGGGACCTGTGAAACCCAACGCGCACAGGATCTTGAATTTAGTCCGACATTGCCAAAGATCTCGGCATCGTCGGTGTTGCAAATAATTTCAATATCCATGCAAGATTGCGAGCCAGAGCGTCCCCCGGCCCGCTTTCCTTTCGTTGATTAAGTGACGCGGCCTTGCAGATGCGGTCGGTTCATCACCACGTTTACTGTGGTGGTTGCCGAGGCAACCGTCGCAGCGTTCGCGGTACGGGCGCCGAGAATCTCTTTGCCCGAACCCGTTGCACCGACTTTACCCGTCGATTTAACACCGACCGCTACAGTCGCCGCAAAATTAGACGAAGTAGATTTCGCGCAAACCGCAGTACCTTCGATCTGATACCAGCCAAATGAACCGGCAAGATTCGCAGACATTGCAACCGCAACCGGGCGAGCCTGGTTGGAAGTCGTTGCAGCAAGAATCGTCTGATAGGTTGTGCCGTCGTAGGTGACCAGCGAACCTATAGTCGTGCTTGCTACGCCGACCAGCAGGATGAACTCACCTGCGCCATAAGTCGGATCGAAAGCGCGTTCGACCTGACCCAAGACCGCCGGAGGAGTCGGGATTGCACTCGTTCCGTTAGCCATAGTTACGCCAGCATCAGTCACCGCAATTTGCAGAAGACCGGCTTTGTTATCGTCAAAAGTGTATGCCATGTTATATCTCCGTTAGGCGATCAGCACGCCGCAGAACTGCGGCCCGCTGGAAGTCAAATTGCCCGCCCAGCCGACCAATTTCACGACGGCGTCCTGGTTGATCGCTTGACGTTCGCCGCCGATCGGGACGAAGTTTCTATCAGCGTGCGGCCTGAACATCATGTACTTGGTGTTCAAGAACCACATGTGATTAGCGGTCGCGGCAGAGCCGATACCACCATCAAGCACCACATCGGATGCCATGCCCGCGCCGTAGTATTTCAGCGAAGCGAATCCAGCCCCGGCAGTAGAACTGCCCGAGTCGGAAATGCGCTGAATCGACTGAAGCGATTGCAGGTACAGACGATAGTAGTTGTTATCGGCGACGATCAGATCCGGCTTGTCCGTTCCGCGAATCAACTGAACCGCAAGCGAATCCATGTACTGCTGGATGTTGGATGCAGTAACAGCCGAGCCGCCATCGGTCACGCCCGAATACTTGACCGAACGCCAGAACGAGAACGTAGCGCGGTTAATGCCGCCGTAGGTTCCGGTGCTAGGTGCGTCAGGAACAGCCGCGCCGAGGCCGGTGATGTTCTTGCCGCTGTTGCCGGTTCCATCAAGATAGATGTCCGAACCGATACGATTAGCCAGTTGCGCCTCGGCAACGTTCATCCGACCGTCAAGCAGGTCAATGATCGCTTCCTTGCCGCTGTTCTGGATCATTTCCAGACCAGAGATGGAAACCGCCGAAGCATACTGAGTGATCGAGAACTGCGCCGCACTAATGGGCGAGTTCTGCGACACGTTCAGGACTTCATAGCCGCTGTACGAGTTGGTGTTGTTGGTGGTCGAGTCGTTGTACATGATTTCCTGCAAAATCACGTTACCACCAGTAAACGACTTCACGTTGCCGCGTTCTTTCAAACGACGCAGCAAAGCGTTGTTGTTCGTTACGTTGTCGGCCAGTTCACCACTGCGGCTCTGGATGTTAGTCGCAATGATGTCGCTGATCGAGCTATTGGCAAAAGCCATGACGCTCTCCTATCAGTTTATCAAAGGCGTTCACTCAAATTGTCGAATTGTTCGAGCAACATGGAACGCCTGTCTTGCGCTTTGGTAGCCGTGTGCGCTCCGGGTGTGGAACTTCTGACGCTGACCGCAGCCGCTCTAGCCGACTTAGCAGCACGATCTGCCGCCACTCTTTTTGATGAAACACTTTTGGCCTGTAGAGCCTGTTGAGTCATCTCGAATAAGTCGTCGTCTAAGCGTAACGCTTTCTTGTACGCTTCATCTAGCGTTTCAGCCTGTCCGCTCTGTAGAA